AAGCCGTTTTCTTCCACCGGCCCAGAAGATGAGAACTCAGTCCGGAGCTCCGGAGCTCCGACAAGCGCCTCGATGATGAATTCGCTTCGTTCTATGAGCGTGCCGTCACGGTTAGCGGCTACATTCGTGGTAGTAATGCCATTAGAACCGTCATCGCGCCCCATTAACGCCACTGATTCATGCAGCACCAGGATGATATCACTGGCTTCAACGTTAGCGCCGAAAGCAGAGCAGATGAACTTGCCGGTAGCCGAGACGTAATCAGTAATCTTTCTTGCCTGGGTCTCCGGAGCATTGCCGGCGGAGTTGTTGTTCTTGATGACCTGCATATAATACTTGTTGTTAAAGCGGTCATTGCCGAATCCCGCCAGTTCAGCACAGTAAACATCGGTAGTACTGGCTACCATTCCGGAGTCACAGGTTCCCCAAAAAAAAAGCCCGCTATCACGCTCCGGCTCGTAGATCGTCCAGGTTGTGCCGCCGTCAGGGGTGATGTACCAGTTCTTGGTATCATGCTCATAGCATTTCGTCCCTATCGGGCAGAGCGTGGGCTTGGTATCGGTCGAGGCGCCGATATATACATACTCGATTATCTTGGTGAAGTTCGCCATAGGTTAACCTCCATAGTAATTCTTGGTTCCAGACAAGGGAGGAAGTTGTCCTCCTCCCTCGTATTGGAACTAAGAATTACGGTTAATAATTACGGGGTAATCTGGAGCATGAAGAAGGGAGCGCCCTGGGTATGAGCGGCAACCTCCGACAGGACAAAGCCCGCGTAAACATCGGATACATAAGTGCCGATGTTGGAGCGGACATCGATTGAGCCGTCATGCCTCCAGTAGCAGGCAAGGACTCCCGCCACGCCTACGCCGGACTGAGGCGATACCCAGGTAGGACCCCAGGTCTGCACCCAGATATATTGTCCGGAAGTGCCGGGAACAGTAGCGACGCCGACAACCGGATGGCTAATCTCGGTGTCCTGGGTCAGTGAAGCCCAGGGGCTCGCCATTGCTTCGCCGGTGTATGCGGTGGTAAGCGCTACGGTGAGTGGAGAGTCGAGGTCCAGGGTGATTGTGCCGCCACCGGAACCGACGGCGGTATTACCGGTAATACCCCTAATCTGCAGCACTACGCCGCTGGCATTGAAGAAGAGCACCTGTCCGCCTTCGAGGTAGTCTTCTGCTATTACGCCGTCACCGGCAGGACCGTCTGTACCGCCAACGGTAAGACTAGCCTGGGTATCTCCGGCATCGGCAGCCGCCTGCACCGCGCAGTTGGCTATCGTCTGTGAAAGACTGTTTTTCAGACCGAGACCGATATTGGTAATCGTGGCGCCGAGCTTGCCCAGGACGAAGGTCTTCCCTCCGAAACGGACAAAGTCGCCGATTCCGAAGCCAGTAGGCTTAACAGTCATTGCCTCGAAGGGAATGCCGGAGCCTACATTAGCTATCGATTCGCCCACATCGGGCAGATGATATCTTGATACTTTAGCAGTCATCGATTTACTCCTTATTACTTGAAATAAATAAAGGGAGGTTCTTCGCCTCCCTTTTACTTTTTGGCCGGTTTAGTTATTAGGTATTATTATCCAGGGCTCTAAAAGCATCCGGTCTGACTACTCCGCCGCCGACTCTGCAGTAGAACAGGAAGCCTACCATGCCAGATTCGGCATAGAGTTCATCCAGTCTCTGTACCGTCATCCCCTGGCGGTCTACGATGGTATAGCCGGCTCTCCAGTTGCCGAACAGCCCGACGATAGACCGGTCAGTGTTGTCAGATGCCGGCACAATCAGGTTGTCGGAGTTATACATCGGGTAACCGTCGAAGGTCCTCGGTGAAGGACCCTGGACTCCGGTAGGATTGACCCAGAGATAGTTTGAAGTTGCCTTGACCTTGCGGACAACGCCCTCAGTGGTCGGGTGGAGCATGAAGGACGCGCCGGCTTTAAAAGCAGTCGGGAGATCATATTCGATTTCCAGCAGGTCATCCGGTACCATGGTATCCGCGGTGTCCAGGTCGATATAGTTGGCGATGACGGTGGTATCCAGGGTTACGCCGTCCGGCTCACTGTAGGAATGACCGCGCCCCTTGATGAAAGCCCAGTCCTCGTAGTAAGCCCGTTTTTGCGCGAATGCCTGGACTATAGCCGCTTCCAGTGCCTGGTCAGTGTCCATGAGCTCGTCACGCCCGATTTTCATCAATCCGGACAGGTCCTCGACGTAGATGTAATCCTTGGAGGGGGTGATAACGCCTTCAGTCGGCAAGGAGCCGGTCTCCAGCTTGCCCCAGCCCATGGTTACGTCGGTCAGGCTCCGGCGGGCTATCTTGTCGCGGGTTGTCTGCCGTATGTTAGCCAGGTTGCGGATGACGCTGTATGCCGGAGTAGCCAGGTAGATTTCCTGCTCCAGATCTTCCGGTACCATCAACGCGCCGGTAGAATCCTCGACAATGGCTCTTTCCTCGGCGTTAAGCATGGCGCGTCCGTGGCGGAGGCTCTTGAAGAAGGCGGCACGGCGCTCTTTCTTGAAGTCGCCGCTCTGTCTGCTTGCCGGGGCTTTTGCCATTTCCTGGGCCTGCAGCTGCTCTTCTCTAAGGATATCAGCGTCCATTTCCCTGATATCAGCCAGCAGTCCGTCAATCTTGCCCTTTTCCTCCGGAGTCAGAGACCGCTTTTCGGTCTCCGCAAGGTTGGTGATGTCGCGGGCGGCTTTGACCTTGACGCCCTTGTCCTGTTTCATTAGTTCAATGTTTCTCATTGGGTTCTCCTTTTTAATATTTGGCTAACTCTATCTTTCGCTTATACAATTCCAGGCTACCGTCAGCGCTCGCTTCCGGCGGACGCCCCTGGTTACCCGGAATGTTTTGCCTGTTCTTAAATTCCAAAGCTCTTGAAGAAACGTCCGTTTGAGGATAAGCCGGATAAGTTACCGGGGATACGTCATAAAGGCGTTTGGCTTTTACCAAATGGCGCACAATATCATGTTTTTTCTTGCTGTCCAATATCGCTGAAAACGCTTCGTCCACCGTTACGTCTTTTCCGTCTACTTCCCAGCGTTCGCCTTTTTTGTAATCAATGCGGAAAGCGAAGGACATTTGGTTAATATCGCCACGGTCAACTTTTATCTTTAAATCCCGTTCGTAACTGGTATCTGAAAGTTTTATAATGCTAAGTAGCCCAACCTTATCCTCTTTCAGTTCAAGTGTTTTGTTTTTAGTCCGTGCCAGAATATAGTGCGCATCATGGTTGATGAGCGCCCTCACATCGTCGTTGAGGACGTCAGAGAAAAACCCCTCATCGATTATTTCCCGGAAGCCGCCCATATCCTCTGATTTTTTGCCGAAGACAGCGGCATGACCTTCCAGGGTATTACCACCTTCGCCCTCTCCGGAGCGTATTTGGATAGCGTCTAATTCAAAACTTCTAATTTCTCTTTCGTCTGTTTGAATAGGCATATTAACCTCCACTTGTCTAACTTACCTATTAGGTATATACTTAAGGGTATGATTAAAGTATATCGGTGCAAACGATGTAACCATGAATGGGCTGCGAGAAAACCAGAGCAGCCCATCATTTGCCCTAAATGCAAATCCCCTTATTGGAATAAGGAGCGGAAACATGCCTAATATCGGTGATTTTGCAAGAGGTCGCGATATAGGTAAAAAACCCGGGCATATGCTATTTATTTGGACTGCATGTGATACTTGCAAAACTGAAAGATGGGTAGCTACTTATAACCTAAAACCTATTAATTCCAAATGTCTTAAATGTTGCAATATCAAATATATCTACATCGGCAAAGGCACTATAAACAATCCAGTAATTGGGGACATAACCTCTGCTAGATTATTAGGTTTTAAGGGTCATGGTAAATTAAGGTATGAACCCTGCACTAAATGCGGAGAGCCACGATGGGTTAGGCTCGCTAAAGGCATTCCAGTTTGGCATATCTGTAATTCATGTTCTAAACTGGAAAATTTGAGCTATCGCTGGAAAGGTGGTACCAGTATTAGACTCGGTTATCACCATACTCTGCTTAGACCAGATAATTTCTTTTTTTCAATGGCTGACAATCAGGGTTATGTGCGAACTCATCGCTTAGTAATGGCTCAACATATAGGCCGATGCCTCCAATCTTGGGAGGCTGTCCATCATAAAAATGGCAATAAGCTCGATAATAGGATTGAAAATTTAACCCTTGAGACGGTGAATGGACATAATCAGCTAACCATCATTGAATCCAGGATAAAATATCT